TTTTACGATATCTACTGATGAAACCGAAAGTCATACCTATTACGCAGAAGCCTAAAGTAGAAAACAATATATTTGCATATTACAACATCAATAAACCAAAATGAGTAACTACCTAATCGTCCCGCCCGAAGGGGGGCTTACTTCAGAAGAGCGAGCAGTAGCTATCTCTCGACAGTTGTACTGCATCACACGTCCTGAGTCTATCCAGAATCCCGACGAAGCAAATTTCAATCTGTTCAGTTCCGTCATTAACCCTACGACGGGAGAGGCTGCGTTATCTATTATTTTGGACTGGCTTATCTACGTGAACGCAGCGGTGGACCTGACCGAGCTACAGGCTTTATTTCCTTTGATGCCAGAAGCGGAGAAAGACGCGCTCACCACAACCATCACGACATCTCCTACAGTGGTCTTTGATACTATCATCCCGACTGAGTGTACGGTGCGCGACCAAGCGTATATGGAAGCCAACGGATGGTTCCCGCCAGAGCCAGAAGAAGCCACTGAAGACCAGAACGCTGAAATCGTTGAGTAATGGCTAAGCATACACACGTATTTAAAACGCCTGCTTTTTGGTTTGCCTTTAATAACGGCGAAGAGGTAAAGGGTAACCCGCGCAATAACTACGGGTATGCCTCTAAGGGTGAGCTTAGTACAGGACAGCAGTACCTCGATATATTCGATACCGAGGAGGAAATGGCTGCGTATATCGACCTTCAAGTCGGTGAGCCAGGGTGGTACTATAAGTGCGAGAACCGCGTTCCTTACCCACCCAACCCTAATAAATGGGAATGCCCTGAAGAAAAAATGTAATGAAATTCAATTCTAATTCTACCGTAGGTACCGACGTAAGATACAGTTTGATTGAAAGCAATGAGGAAGAAAATATGAATTACGAACTTATATCCGTTGGTATGGGTGCCGCTTCAGGCATTTTAGCAACCTACATAAAGATGCAGAATGAAATTGTTAAAATAAAAAGCCGCCTTCATTCCTTAGAAAAGCAGGAGACCAAGGTACAGCAGGCGCTGGACGTGCTCTTAGATGGAGTTAATGACATCAAGCTACTCCTAGCTAAGAAAGGGATTGAATGAGGGACATAAACAAAATTATCCTCCATTGTTCGGCAACGCCAGAGGGTAGGGATGTTACGGTAGATGATATAAGAAGGTGGCATCTCGCTAACGGGTGGGATGATATCGGGTATCATTTCTGTGTCTATGCCGATGGTTCAATCCATCGCGGTAGGGACCTTGATAAGTCAGGCGCTCATACCTATGGACACAACAGGAACTCTATCGGCATATGTTATATAGGTGGTGTAGACAAAGAGATGAACGCCAAGGACACTATGACTGAGATGCAGGATATCGCGGTCCTTGAGCTAGTTAAAAGTTTACGCCTTATTTTTGGGAAGTTAAGTCTTCACGGACACAATGAGTTTTCAAGTAAGTCCTGCCCTTCGTTCGATGTGCAGGATAAGTACAAATTCTTAAACGAACAGATATGAATTTTTTTACAAGTTTTTGGAGTGAGATTTTGCTTGCCACAATTACAGCAGCTGGGACCATTACTGCTTTGACCGAGACGGAGAAGGACGATAAGGTCGTCAACGTATTGTCTCGTATCCTCAACGCAGTGGTAATGGGTAAGAACCGCCGCAACAAGTAAGGACCTATGCCTAAGATTAGTACATACGGAACCGTTACGCCTAGTCCGTCTGACTTGATTGTGGTTAGCGACGCGAATGACTCTAACGCCACGAAGAACATTAGGGTGGACTCGCTGTCTTCAGCTACAGCTCCAACTTATTATATCGACGCGTACTCGAATACCGAATCGACAACAACCATAACAGAGGCGGATACTTATGTAGATTTAAATGTGACGCTTTCTGAGGGTTTGGCTGATGGATATCAATCTTCAAGCAACTTGGTGACGAATGTCAACACAAATCAGACTACCTTGCTTTCGCAGGTAACCGTATCTATGTCGTTAAGCGCGGGTAATAATCACGTTATTACAGCTTTATTGTCTAATAACGGCGTTGATATAGTGGCGTCTACACAAGATGTAACCTCCCCTGGTACGGGAGACGACTTTGTTTTGACTATGACGTGTATCACGAACGTAGCCTACAATGAATCTCTAAGGGTTCGTGTAAAGAATAGCGTCGCTGGAGGTGCAGGTATTACTTGTAAGCACGTAAACTTCGTGGTTCATTCTATCTAAGCTATGCTTATCCGTAAAATCTCTGTAGGTCCCGACTATAAGTCGGCGATGCATTACTTGCTAGGCCAAGAGGTTCTCGGGGGCAACTATAAAATACACCTCATTAAAGTTGAGGATAAATCAAATTCAATTCAGATATGGATAGAGCGCAATAACGAGATAATTCTTTGGAAGCATTTCTCGCATACGATGCCGCTGTCCGTAGAGTACAACATTAACTTTTAATGAGGTCACCAGACTCTTTTATAGTAAAGCCAAAAAATAGCAGTAGATACGATAACAAACGAAAAGCCGACGACGTTGAGTTTATCGTAAGTTCATCCCAAGAAGACCACAGATTTTCTAACCGCTACGCTATCGTACAGTCCGTTCCGCTTTCTTACTCAGGCCCTATCCAGGCGGGAGATACCCTGTTGGTTCATCATAACGTATTTAAGTATTATTACGATATGTATGGTGTTCAGAAAAGTGGCCGCAGCTATTTCCAAGATGACCTTTTCTTTGTGACGGACGACCAGTTCTTTCTATATAAAAAAGACGACAGGTGGCAGGCTCACGGGAAATATTGTTTTGTAGAGCCTGTAGAAGAGAAAGAATCGTGGATAGGTAAGTTCTCAAAGGAAGAACCTCTTATCGGGCGCCTTAAATATGGCAACGACCAACTGCTCTCTCTTGGTGTAAATGAAGGTGATGAGGTTTCATTCCTCCCTGATAGCGAATATGAGTTTACGGTAGACGGTGAAAAGCTGTACCGTATGTTTACCGACAACATAACCTTGGTATTATGAACTCAAAAGAACTCAAAGAGAAGATTATAGCGGCTGGTCATAGGGCGGTAGAGCAGCTTATCAAAGTAGCTAAAGAAGATATAATCAAGCCAGACCTTGAAGACGAGCTGGCTGCTGACAGGCTAAAAAATGCAGCGGCCACTAAAAAGCTTGCTATATTTGATGCGTTAGAGATACTCAATCGTATAGAGCAAGAGAGAGAGAATTTAGAGGCTATGGAGAAGCGTGGCGATTCATCTACTAATACCAAGCAAGGTTTTGCAGAACGAAGGTCAAAATAAACTACTTACTCAGCTCGAAGGTGTAGTGCCTAAAAACGTTCTTGCCAGAAAAAATCGCGCAAAAAACTGGGAGTACGGATATAACGAAGACTATGACTTTGTGGTTATATCAAAGGACGGAACGGTAGGTGAGGTGGTCGAAATACAGGGTGTGCGTATTGCGCTTCCTATGTCTGCCTCCGACCCGATACAGCGAAGTAAATCCAAGAAAGACCAGTACTGGCAGCCATTAGAGTATCCCAAGGAGCTTACACGTATCAAGACAATATTTCAGTGGAATGATATGCCCGCTGAGTTTAAAGACAGGTGGGTAGACTTTGTAGAGCAAGAGTTCGACAGGCGTGAAAATGGCGCGTGGTTTATGAATAACGGAGTGCCTACATACATAACAGGCTCGCACTATACTTACCTCCAATGGACCAAGATTGACGTAGGGCTTCCTGACTTCCGAGAAGCCAACCGTATATTCTATATATTCTGGGAAGCGTGTAAAGCTGATGTCCGTTGCTTTGGTATGTGTTACCTTAAGATACGTCGTTCAGGATTTTCTTTTATGGGGTCTTCGGAGTGCGTGAATATAGGGACGTTAGCTAAAGACGCTCGTGTAGGAATACTTTCCAAGACGGGTGCTGACGCCAAGAAGATGTTTACGGATAAAGTCGTTCCTATATCGGCTAACTACCCGTTCTTTTTCAAGCCTATACAGGACGGTATGGACAAGCCAAAGACAGAGCTTGCCTACCGAGTGCCTGCGTCTAAGATTACTAAGCGTAATATGTACCTCGATGAGTCTGAGGAGCTTGACGGTCTCGATACCACTATAGACTGGAAGAATACAGCGGACAACAGTTATGACGGAGAAAAGCTGCTCCTATTGGTTCACGACGAGAGCGGTAAGTGGGAGAAACCAGAGAACATCCTAAATAACTGGCGGGTCACGAAGACCTGCCTACGTCTCGGTAGCCGTATTATAGGGAAGTGTATGATGGGCTCTACATCTAACGCTCTAAGCAAAGGTGGTGGTAACTACAAGACTCTATACAATCAATCTGACGTAAGCAATCGTAACGCCAACGGTCAAACTAAGAGCGGTATGTACAGCCTTTTTATTCCTATGGAGTGGAACTTTGAAGGCTATATCGACAGGTATGGTATGCCTGTATTTAGGAAGCCGCTTCACGATGTAAAGGGTATCGACGGAAGCTCTATTAAAATGGGTGCTATCGAGTACTGGGAGAACGAGGTGGCTTCACTTAAGAACGACCCCGACGCGCTCAACGAGTTCTATCGGCAGTTTCCGCGTACCGAGTCTCACGCTTTTCGAGATGAAAGCAAGCAGTCTATATTCAATCTAACTAAGATATACCAGCAGATTGACTATAACGACGAAATGATAAAGGAGCATTACCTCACTAGGGGTTCTTTTCATTGGAAAAACGGTGAGAAAGACAGTCAAGTTATATGGACGCCAGAGCGTAACGGCAGGTTCTTGTTGGGGTGGACGCCTCCGTCACGTATGCAAAACCACGTCGTGGTTCGCAATGGTATGAAGTACCCTGGAAACGAACATATTGGCTCTCTAGGTTGCGACCCGTACGATATATCTGGTGTAGTAGGCGGAAGGGGTTCGAACGGCTCTCTTCACGGGATGACTAAGTTTAATATGGACGACGCCCCGAGCAACGAGTTTTTCTTAGAGTATGTAGCTCGACCACAGACCGCTGAGATATTCTTCGAAGAAGTTTTGATGGCCTGTATATTCTATGGTATGCCTATCCTTACCGAGAATAACAAGCCAAGGCTTCTCTATCATTTCAAGAACAGAGGTTACCGCAAGTTCTCTATGAACCGTCCCGACAAGAAGTTTAATAAACTCTCTAAGACGGAGAAGGAGCTGGGTGGTATACCAAATACCTCGGAAGACGTAAAGCAATCTCACGCTTCGGCTATTGAGACTTATATCGAGAAACACGTTGGTATTGATATGGAGGGAACGTATCGAGAGCAAGGAGATATAGGCGCTATGCCATTTACTAGAACCCTTGAGGACTGGGCTAAGTTTGATATCAACAACAGGACTCGATTTGACGCTACGATAAGCTCTGGATTGGCCATTATGGCTAACCAAAAACACATCTATCAGCCTGTTGAAAAGCAATCGAAATTATCTGTTACCTTTGCTAGGTACAACAATCGTGGAAATATAAGCGAACTAGTTAAATAATGAGAGATGTTCAGGTTAACATAGCATCTGCCTCGTTCCCTACCCAATTTGTTTCTGACGCTGAAAAGGCGACTTATGAGTATGGATTGCAGATTGGACAAGCCATTCAGTATGAGTGGTTTAAGAGGGATGGAAACGGTTGTCGCTTCTATAGCCAATGTAGAGATTTTAATCGACTCCGATTGTACGCTAGGGGAGAGCAGTCTGTTGCTAAGTATAAAAGTGAACTCTCGGTCGACGGTGACCTTTCTTATTTGAACCTGGACTGGACTCCAATTCCTATCATCCCTAAGTTCGTTGATATCGTAGTTAACGGTATGTCGGACCGTTTGTTTGATGTCAAGGCTTACGCTCAAGACGCTATGTCGTCGGCAAAGCGTAGTAAGTATCAGGATATGATAGAGGCTCAGATGGTCTCTAAAGACCTTTTGATGCAGGTAAAGGAAGGCTTTGGCGTAGACCCTTTCACTGTATCTCCTGACGAGCTTCCTAATAGCGATGAGGAACTGTCTTTGTATATGCAGCTTAACTATAAGCCTGCGATTGAGATAGCGGAAGAGGAGGCTATCAATACACTTCTCGAGCAGAACAGGTATAACGAAACCAGGCAGCGCGTAGACTACGACCTTGCTGTACTTGGTGTAGGAGTTGTAAAGCACGAGTTCCTCAAGGGTGACGGGGTACAGGTAAAGTATGTAGACCCCGCTAACGTGGTATATAGCTATACCGAAGACCCGTACTTCCAAGATAATTTCTACTGGGGAGAGATTAAGACAGTGCCTATCACTGAGCTTATTAAGATAGACCCTAACCTTACTACGGACGACCTCAAGGAAATTTCAAAGCATTCTCAGAGCTGGTACGATTACTATAACGTACAACAGTTCTACGATAACGATATCTTCTATCAGGATACCACGACCCTTATGTACTTCAACTACAAGACAACACAAAAGTTTGTCTACAAGAAGAAGGTAATGGATGGCGGAGGCGCTAAGGTGGTTGAGAAGGACGATACGTTTAACCCACCAGAAGAGATGATGGAGGATGGTCGGTTCGAGAAAATCGAAAAGACTATCGATGTATGGTATGAGGGCGTTATGGTTATGGGAACCAATATTATTCTCAAGTGGGAGATGGCGGAAAATATGGTCCGTCCTAAATCTGCATCGCAGTACGCAGTTCCAAATTACTTGGCCTGTGCGCCACGTATGTACAAGGGTAACATCGAGTCATTGGTTCGACGTATGATTCCTTTGGCTGACCAGATACAGATTACCCACCTTAAACTACAGCAAGTAATGTCGCGCATCGTTCCAGACGGTGTGTTCATTGATGCTGACGGACTTAACGAAGTAGACCTTGGGACAGGCAATGCGTACAACCCAGAGGACGCTTTGCGTCTGTATTTCCAGACGGGTAGTGTAGTCGGGCGTAGCTATACGCAGGATGGCGAGTTTAATAACGCTCGAGTCCCTATCCAGCAGCTCACCAGTAACTCAGGGCAGTCTAAGATTAGTGCTTTGATTGGGAACTACAATCACTACCTCAATATGATACGTGATATTACTGGTCTCAATGAAGCGCGTGACGGCTCTATGCCTGACCCTAACTCATTGGTAGGGGTACAGAAACTAGCGGCGCTTAACTCTAACGTAGCCACTCGTCATATCTTAGATGGTAGCTTGTTTATATTGAAGTCGTTGGCTGAAGCTTTGTCGTGTAGGGTAGCTGATATATTGGAGTATGCGGACTTTAAGGAAGAGTTTGCAAATCAAATCGGCAAGTACAATATCTCTATCCTTAACGATATCAAAGATTTGTATATCTACGATTTCGGTGTCTTTATTGAGGTGGCCCCTGACGAAGAGCAAAGGGCTATGCTCGAGCAGAATATCCAGATGGCTTTGTCTAAGAACGATATCAATTTAGAGGACGCTATCGACATCAGAGAGATTAAGAACATCAAGCTAGGTAATCAATTGCTCAAGCTCAAGCGCAAGAAGAAGCAAGAGCGCGAGGAAGCTATGCAGCTTCAGCAGCAGCAGATGCAAGCTCAGCAGCAGTTCGAATCTCAGAAGCTGGCTACGGAGTCTCAGATGATGAAGATACAGGCCGAGGGTCAGCAGAAGGTGCAGATTAAACAAGCCGAGGTGGCTTTTGATATCGAGCGTATGCAGATGGAGGCTCAGCTTAAAAACCAGTTGATGCAGCAGGAGTTCGATTACAATATGCAGCTCAAGGGTGTAACTGAAGAGCTTATTGCTGGGCGAGAAGATATGCGTGAAGACGCTAAAGCAAAGCGTATTAGTCAGCAGAATACAGAGCAGTCGAAACTAATTAATCAGCGTAAGAACAACTTACCGCCTATCGATTTTGAATCAAATGAGGACAGCCTTGATGGCTTTGACCTTGCTGAGTTCGAGCCACGATGAGGTCGGTAAAAAATAATTATCTTCGCACAAATTAAATATAATGGAAATTAAAGTACGAGACCTAGGCGCGGTAGAAGAGAAGTCTGTTGCAGAAGTGGAACAGCAGCTTCTTGAAAAACACGAAGCCGAAGTAAGTGGTGAAACACCTGACGAGCCAGTAGCTGAAACTGTGTCGGAGCCGACACAAGAAGAGCCCACTGGTTTAGATGAGGAACAAGTTCTTTCATTTCTAAAGGACCGATACGGAAAAGAGATTAACACCGTAGGGGAGCTATTCGAAGAGCGCGAGTCCGCACCTGAGCTCCCTGAAGATGTAGACGCTTATTTCCGTTTCAAAAAAGAGACGGGTCGTGGGCTCAAAGACTTTGTTGAACTCAACAAGGACTATGACGAAATGAACCCTGACGCACTCTTAGCTGACTACTACCTCGCTACAGAAGACGGTTTAGATGCCGACGATGTAAAGAGTATGGTAGACGATTTCAGTTACGATGCAGACCTCGATGAGGAGTCTGTCATCCGTAAGCGAAAGGTCGCTAAGAAGAAAGAGGTTAATAAGGCTAAGAAATATTTCTCAGACCTTCAAGAGCAATATAAGGTACCCCTTGAGTCAAGCGGGAATCCTTTGTCTGGCGAAGAGAAGGAAAATTTTGAAGCCTATCAACAATACGTGAAGGAGTCTAGTAGTATCCAACAAGAAAACGCTCGTCGTAACGAGTGGTTTCGGGATAAGACTGACGAAGTTTTTTCTGATGAATTCAAAGGTTTTGAATTTAAAGTCGGAGATAAGGACGTCACTTTTAACCCAGGGAACGCTAGCGAGATGAAGAAAAACCAGACTGACATTATGAACTTTATCAATAAGTTTATGGGTGAAGACGGTTTGATTCAGGACGCAGCAGGATACCACAAGGCTTTGAGCGTTGCAATGAATCCTTCTAAGTTCGCCCAGTTCTTTTATGAGCAGGGCAAAGCTGACGGAGTCGAAAACATCAGTCGTAAATCCAAGAATATAAATATGGATTCGCGAAAGGTGCCTGAGACATCGAGGAAGGATGGAATGCAAATTCGGAATGTAAATTCCGATTCGGGACGCGGACTAAAAATTAGGAGCGCCCGTAGAGTATAATTTTTAAAAACAGAAAAAATGGCTGTATTGACATCCCCTGGGTTTGATTTAACCCCAGCACCAGAGCAAAAAGCTTTGGCGTCAAATTATATCACTGACTTTAATTTCTTGAACCAGTATCTTCCTGATACTTACGAGAAAGAATTTGAGCGCTACGGAAACCGTACTATCGCTGGTTTCTTGCGTATGGTAGGGGCAGAGATGCCTTCTAACTCTGACCTCATCAAGTGGGCTGAGCAAGGGCGTTTGCATATTAAGTATGACGCTTGTGTTACATCAACTGCTGACGGAGAAGATACGGCAACGTGGACTATCACGCTTCCTACTACCGCTGCTAATAGCGCTTTGCGTGTAGGTCAAACCATTATGATTTCTTCTGCCGCAGGTGGTGCAACGCTTAATAACAAAGCTGTTATTACTGCCGTTGGCGACGTTGCTGCTGGGGCTTTTACTATTGACGTAGCTTACTATGAAGCTGGCGGTCAGGCAACTGGTATGGAAACGTCTGCTGCTTGTAGCATCTTCGTTTATGGTTCTGAGTTTGCCAAAGGCACAGCTGGTATGGTTGGTTCTTTGGAGGCTGAGGACAACTTCTTTGAGAATAAGCCAATTATCTTGAAGGATAAGTACGCTGTCAACGGTTCTGATATGGCTCAAATCGGTTGGGTTGAAGTAACTTCTGAAAACGGAGCTACTGGATACCTATGGTATTTGAAGTCTGAGCACGAGACACGTCTTCGTTTCGATGACTACCTGGAGACTGCTATGATTGAAGC